AGACTGCCCTCCCTTAATTAAGTTAAGAAAGTTAAGTAAGTTAAGTTCTTGCATGTCTGTCAATGGCTTATGCGGAACGACTTGCGCCTGGGCAAGGTGGCGAAGGTAAGAAAGCTAAGACGCCCGCTGTGCTCCCTGGGCTGGGGATTGTCTAAACCCGGTTTTGCGTCTATCTTGGCGCGGACGGGAGTTCAGGCCGAATGACTGACAACAACAAACCACTTACCCCCCAGCAGCGCTCAGGGATCGGGCGGCCCACGCGCCTCACCTGGGACGTGTTCAAGGCCATCTGCGCGCTGGTGGAGCAGACCGGCGTGAAGTACGCCAGCTGCGAGGCGTACGGCTTCCGGGGAGCCTGGGTTGGTGAGCGCCTCAAGGAGTTTGACAAGCTCGGGGAGCCCCAGTGGCGCGACCTCTGGGAGAACAGCCTTGAGCTGTTCGCAGACCGGCTTGAGACAGAGATGGCCCGCCGCGCGATTGACGGATACAATGAGCCGGTGTTCTATCAGGGGGAGAGGGTTGGCGAAATCCGCAAGTTCAGCGACCAGCTGGCAATCACCCTCGCCAAGGCACACCGGCCCGAGCGCTTCCGCGACAACATCAAGCTGAATGCTGAGATCAGTGGAGGCGTCCTGCTGGTGCCCCAGAAGATGACAGTGGAGGAGTACCTTGCTGAGGCTGCCGCTCCCCCGAGTGACCAAGGGGGCGGGGACTGAAGTTGGCAGAGCCGGATGACTACCTCAAGAGGCTTGAAGCCCGCATCATCGCCCTGGAGGGCACCGGGGCGATGCGGTCCCCGGAGGATGAGCGCCTTGACAACCTGCTGAGGAAGTTCGCCAAGAGTGTTGAGATGACCGCCTGGTTGGGCGGGATGTGCCTGAAGGTCGCGCCGATCATCGCTGGCCTTTGGTTCTTCGGAGATCAGGCCCTGTCCTGGGTCAAGGAGTCAACAACCCAATGGTTGGGAAGGTAACAGAGAGTGCGGTTGTAGTGACAAAGAAGCTGGTCAACTCCCGGCCCTGGATGATCCTTGCTGTGTTCTGCGCATTCTACCTGGCTGCGCAGGTCCTCCCCGCAACCCGCCTCGCATACAACCCGAGCGTGGTTGAGATCACCGGCCAGCAGGTCATCCTGTTCCGCTCATTCCCGGGGGACGCCCTGAACCTGCCCCGCCCCCGGATCAGCTACCTGGAGAAGGTCCGCCCCCTGACGCCCGGCCACAACCTCGGGCGGCCCTGCGTGGACCAGGGTGGACCGTTCCGCTATGACGTCCAGGAGGCCCCCGTCTCGTGGGAGATACCATGGGCGGAGCCCTGCCTGTCCGATCCGCTGGGGTATGTCTGGGAGGCAACGTGGACCTGGCACCTGGGCGTGTTCACCTTCGGCCCTGTGAGCCTCACCCATAACGTGTTCACAACCCCGGAGACGGCACCATGATACAGAACCTTGAAGTCAAGCTCATGGAGCGCCCGGACAGCACCCGCTTCCTTGAGGTCCGCCTCCGGTCCAGGATCAAGCCAGCCCTGCTGGCCGTGACTATGGTCAACGACCAGGGGGAGGAGGGCCGCACCGGCCAGGCCGTCCTGGCTGCCGGGGGCGCTCTGGCAGAGTATCTGGGCCAGTCCTACGGGGACCAGTTCAACAGCACAGACATCGCCACAGAGGCACGCGAGCTGTACCGCGAGCTGATGAGCGACATGAGGCAGAGCCTTCACTGATGCCCCTTGACGTCCCCATTGTCTGGGCCCCCCAGGCCGGTTCGCAGACCTCGTTTCTGCGGTGTCCGCTGTTTGAGGTCCTCTATGAGGGGACCCGGGGGCCGGGCAAGACTGATGCGCTCTTGATGGACTTCGCCATGGATACGGGGCAGGGGTTCGGGGCAGAGTGGCGGGGCATCCTGTTCCGCAAGTCCTACCCCGAGCTGGCTGACGTGATCAGCAAGTCCAAGAAGTGGTTCAGCAGGATGCGGAACACCCCCAAGTTCAACGAGGCCACCAGCACCTGGACCTGGCCGGGAGGGGAGCAGCTCCTGCTCCGCCACATGAGGCGTCCAGACGATTACAACGCATACCACGGCCACGCCTATCCCTGGATCGGTTTTGAGGAACTGACGACCTGGGCCACCTCGGAGTGCTTCACGATCATGCAATCATGCTGCCGGTCCACCCACCCGGCGGTGGCAGAGCGCGCCCGCGTCAGATCCACCACCAACCCCTACGGCGTGGGCCACAACTGGGTCAAGGAGCGTTATCAGCTGCCGCTGATGCGGGGCCGCCCGATCCTCAATGCCCGATCCTCGGATGGGGAGGTGGAGCCCCCGCGCATGGCGATCCACGGCACCATCTATGAAAACAAGATACTGCTGGACAGCGACCCCAACTACATCAGCCGCATTCGCGCTGCCGCACGCAACGACGCAGAGCTGAAGGCGTGGCTCCACGGCTCCTGGGACATTGTCGCCGGGGGCATGTTCGATGACGTCTGGGACCGCCACACCAACGTCCTCCCCAACTTCTCTGCCCGGCTCATCCCCCGGGGTTGGCGCATCGACCGGAGCCTTGACTGGGGCAGCTCCACGCCCTTCTCTGTTGGCTGGTGGCTGGAGAGCAACGGCGAGCCGATTGAGTGGGAGGGCCGGTTGCTTGGGCCCATTCGTGGTGACCTGATCCGCTTCATGGAGTGGTACGGCTGGACGGGCAAGCGCAACGAGGGCGTCAAGATGATGCCGGACGCTGTGGCGCAGGGGATCAAGGACCGAGAGGAGGATGCTGGGCTCATTGGCCGCGTCCGCCCTGGGCCCGCTGACCACAACATCTACACCAATGATTCAGGCCCCACGGCTGAGAGCATAATGCGCGACAAGGGCGTCACCTGGGAGCAGGCGAACAAGGGGCCGGGCAGCCGCAAGAACGGCTGGGAGGTCATGAGACAGATGATGTCCAGCGCGCGGCCCGATGACGGTGAGTTGGTCCGCACCAAGCCTGGGATGTTCGTGTGCGACCGCTGTCAGCAGTTCCAGATGACGGTGCCCAACCTCTCCCGCCTTGACCGGGACATGGACGATATTGACACTGAAGCAGAGGACCATATTGCCGATGAAACGCGATACCGCGTCAGGCGACAGGACCTCACATTTCACCGGAGGGTCCAGTGATGGCCGACAAAGACGCAACCCCCGCAACCCCCTCTGCCGCCTATGCGAAGATGGCCCCCCGGTGGCACCTGATTGACAGCCTCCTCGGGGGTACAGAGGTCATGAGGCAGGCAGGCACGGTAATGATGCCCAAGCACCAGGAGGAGAGCGAGCCCAGCTGGGAACGCCGCCTGGGCGGGGCTGTGCTGCTGAACATGACAGAGATTACACTGGACATGCTGTCAGGCAAGCCCTTCTCCGATCCGGTCCAGCTGGTCGATGACGCCCTACCGCAACACAAGGAGTGGTCAGAGGACATCGACCTGCAGGGCAACAGCCTGGACGTGTTCGCCCGGCGCTGGTTCCGGGACGGCCTCGCCAAGGGCCTGAGCCACGTCCTCATCGACATGCCGAGGAGGGATGAGGGGAACCGCTCCCTGGCTGACGACAAGGAGAACAACATCAGGCCCTACCTGGTGCACATCCCGCCTGAATCAGTCATTTTCATGTCCGGGACCACGGTCAACGGGCGCGAGGTCCTTGAGCACGTGCGCATCAGTGAGTCAGAGCTGGTCCGGGTGGGCTTCTCCGAGGTCCTCCAGGAGCGCATCCGCGTCCTTGAGCCCGGGCTGGCCCAGGTCTGGGAGCTGCGGGAGAAGGGCAGCACCAAGGAGAAGTGGGTGAAGGTGGAGGAGTACGCGACAGACCTGGACTACATCCCGCTGGTGACGTTCTACACCAACCGGGACGGCCTCGGGCTCGCCAAGCCCCTGCTCCTGGACCTCGCCTACATGAACGTGCGGCACTGGCAGCTGGACGCGGACCTCAACAACATCATCAGCGTGGCCTGCTTCCCGATGCTGGCGATGAGTGGTGTTGACCAGAATGAGGCAGGCGAGGGGGGCCTGATGCGGCTTGGCCCCAACCAGATATTGGCAACCCGGTCAGAGCGCGGCAAGTTCTATTATGTGGAGCACACCGGCGCAGCGATCAACGTGGGCGAGGACAAGCTCAAGCACCTTGAGGAGCTGATGGCCTCATACGGGGCCCAGTTCCTGAAGGACACGCCCGGGGACCTCAAGGCCACCGTCCGGGCGCTTGATAGTGCGGAGGCCCTCAGCCAGCTCCAGGCCACTACTCTGGTGTTCAAGGACGCCCTGGAGCAGGCGCTGGCCGCTATGTCCGACTGGGCAGGGCTCAAGGACGGCGGCCCCAGCGTGGAGATGAATGTAGACTTCGGGCTGAACGACCCGGATGAGGCAGGGTGGAGCGCGATTGAGAGCGCCCGCACGCGCCGTGAGATCAGCCGCAAGACGGTGATTAATGAGATGACTCGCCGGGGCTGGCTGTCCGATGACTATGACCTGGAGGAGGACGCTGTGCTGCTGGAGGCAGAGAACAAGGAGATGATGGATGCTGCGGCCAGGCTCGACCTGGACCCGGGAGCCCCGGACCCTGCCCCCGGCGAGCCACCAGCCGATCCTGACGCGCAATGACCGCCAACCAGGACCTCTTTGACGCTGCCCTCCGGCACCAGGTGGCGCTCCGGCGCTACTCTGATGTGCAGCGCCGCCAGATGCTGGACTTGCTGGAGCAGGCGGACGCGGACCTGGTGGCGACACTCCGGGGCCGCCTCGGGGCTGCGATGGAGGGCGGCGCAACCAACCGGAGGCTCAACGCCCTGTTGAAGGAAGTCCGGGACAACAGGAGGGCTATGATTGACTCACTCGCTCAGGACACACAGGGGGAAATGGAAGCGCTGGCGGCTGCTGAAGCGGCATGGGAACAACAGATCATATCGGACTCAATCCCAGTCGAAATGAGCACCACAGCCCTGCCGCTGGAGCGCCTCCGGGCTGCCGCCACTGGGAGCCCGATGCAGGGCAAGCGCCTCACTGACTGGTTCAAGCACCTCAAGGACGGGGACCGCGCACGCCTGGACCAGGCTGTGCGCCTCGGGGTGGCCAACGGGGAGACGCTGGACGACATTGTGCGGAGGATAGCAGGCACCCGGGCCAATGGCTTTGCGGACGGCATCCTGGCCACAACCCGGCGCGAGGCGGAGACCATCGCCCGGACGGCTGTGAACCACGTCTCAAACGCTGCCCGCAGCGAGGTCTGGGACGCCAACCAGGACATCATCTGGGGGCTCCGCTGGACCGCGACCCTGGACGGGCGCACCAGCCCGATCTGCCAGGCCCGGGACGGGGCGATTGCCGTGAACCCGGGGCGCGAGATACCGCCCGGCACCAAGCTGCTTGACCCCCCGGAGGCCCGGCCCCCTGGGCACCCCAACTGCCGCTCGCTCATGATCGCAATGCTGTCCCCGGACATGCTGATTGGTGACCGGCCCTTTGTGTCCGATGACCGGACCCGGGAACAGCGTGAAAAGGACTTCCGGCGGGAGGCCCGGGACGCTGACCCCGAGGCATGGAGGGAGATGGACGCGCAGCAGCGCAACGCAGAGGTCAGACGCATCCGCGACAAGTGGGGAGATGAGAACATCGGCACGGTCCCGGCCTCCACCACCTATGAGGAGTGGATGGGGCGGCAGGCCAACGAGTTCCAGGACGCGACCCTGGGCCCCTCCCGGGCGGAGCTGTTCCGCAGCGGAGACGTGAGGCTGGACCAGTTTGTGGACGTTGGCGGACGCACGCGCACGCTGAGCGAGCTGGACAACCTTGTCCGTCCCTCCCGGGCTCCAGCCTCCCTGGTCCAGGCCATCCAGGACCTCCCGCCCCACCCAACGATTGCTGGGGCGGTGGTCAGTCCCATCCCAGAGGCGTCCCGGCTGATGCAGAGGCCCTTGTTGAACATACCATTTGACACCCTCGTTGACGCCCGCAACGGGCGCACACAGCTCCCGACGCGCATGGTGGACCTTTCCCGGGTTTACACCAACCAGCCCGAGGTGGGGCCGGAGGCGCTGCTGGGGATTGCCAGGGCGGGGGAGCTTGGGGACATCCCGCCACTGTTCATTGAGGTGGACGGTGGCTACATCATCGGGGACGGCAACCACCGCACCACAGTGGAGTTCCTCCGGGGGGCGACCACCATCTTGGCCCGCATTCTGAAGGTTCTGTGACACACCACTGGGAGGCTTGCCCCGCGCCTCCCCTTGGGCTACAATGCTGGGGCACCAACTCCACCCAGGGCGACCCCGGGGTGAGCGATTCACAGGAGATATGAATCATGACCATTCTAAAGCACGATCTGGACAGCGAAGGCTTCAAGGCAATCCCAGAGAACCTCCGGGCAGTCTATCAGCCGGTGGACGGGGCAGAGGGCACATACCAGATACCCGAGTCAATGCGGGCTGTGGCAGACGCAATCACCGGCCTGTTCCAGGCCAACACCAAGATCAGGGGCGAGAACAAGGACCTGGCCAAGCGGGGCACAGTTGACCTCTCCGGCTGGGAGGACTACGGGGAGGACCTCCCCACGATCAAGGAGAAGATCAAGGCCCGGATGGAGGAGCTGGAGACAGCTGCCGCTGCCGGCAAGGAGGGCAAGATTAACGTGGACAAGGTCCGCGTTGAGATGAAGGCGGCCAACGACAAGGCGCTGGAGGGCGAGCGCAAAGTGTCAGACGCCCTCCGGGGAACTGTCCACAAGTACCTGGTGACCTCCGGCGCGAGCGCTGCCCTGGCCGCTGAGAACGGCCTTGTGGACCTGGCGATGCCCTTTGTCCAGAACCAGGTCAAGGTGATGGAGCAGGATGGGGAGTTCATCGCAGTTGTTGTTGACAGCGACGGGGACCCCCGGATCAGTGGCGGGACAGGCCAGCCAATGACCCTCCGGGAGCTTGTGCGGGAGATGAAGGGCCAGGAGAAGTTCGCCCCGCTGTTCAAGAGTGAGGCCAAGAGTGGCGTTGGGTCTGTCCCTGGCAAGACCGGGAAGGTGATTGTGCCCGGCGCTGCCGCCACGTCCCCGATTGACAAGATCAGGGCCGGGCTCGCTGCACGCGCCAAGTGACGTAAGAAAGTTTGGGGGCCGGGCAACTTTTTTGTTGTCCGGCCCTTTACTTATCCCCGCCCCATCGTTAGGTAGGGGGTAAGGCCAGACGGACTGGCCCTCAGAAATGGAGAACTACAATGACCACCACACCCGCCACTTCCCTTGAAGCCTTCATCACCGCCAAAGCTAAGATTGACGCGATGCTGGTGCACTTGACGGCCCTGAGCGCGGACAACTTCGAGACCAGCCCCGACAAGATCACTTGGGGTGACGTTGGTGACCTCAACCGGATTGCCGCGCTGCTGGAGCGTACCACGGAAGCCGCAGCCTGATCCAACCACCCCTGGCTCGGAGCCGGGGGTCAACCTAGAAATGGAGCACGACATGGCAAAGCGCCGCATCAAGCAGAACATCTACGGCAACTGGGTAGGGTACGAGGGCCGGGCGCGCACGCAGGAGTTCGGAGACCACGCCAGCAGCGAGGCCGATGCGCGGGAGTGGCTGGCCACCGGTGAGGTCCTCTGCCGCGCGAGCTACAACGCCTGACCCCCAAGCCTTCGGGCTTCCCCCGGGGACCGCTCCGGGGTATTGCTAGGACTTCCCTGTTGCTCAGGGTACACTGCGCCTCAACAACTAGGCCCGGCTCCCCCGCCGGGCCTTTTTCTGTCTGGGCTTGACGTCCCGCCAATTGTCGTTTACCGTCTGCGACCAGGCCACACCCCTCCAGGGCGATCCAGGAGGCCCGCGTGCGATGCGCATTCAGGCTCTTTTGAAACACTCTTGGAGGAATGGACAATGGCTTCTGTTACCCTTTCTGAGTCCGCCAAACTCGCTCAGGATGAGCTGGTTGCGGGCGTCATCGAAAACATCATCACCGTCAATCCCTTCTTTGACATCCTGCCGTTTGACGGCATCAGCGGCAACGCCCTCGCCTACAACCGTGAAAACGTCCTTGGTGACGTCCAGGTGCTTGGTGTCGGTGGGACAATCACAGCCAAGGCTGCCGCGACCTTCACCCACGTCACCTCCACCCTCACCACGATCATCGGTGATGCGGAAGTCAACGGCCTGATCCAGGCAACCCGATCCGGGGACGGCAACGACCAGCAGGCCGTGCAGATTGCGTCCAAGGCGAAGTCGGTTGGGCGCAAGTACCAGGACATGTTTGTCAACGGCACCGGCTCCAGCAACGAGTTCGATGGCCTCATCAACCTCGTTGACGCCTCCCAGATGGCCACCACCGGTGCCAACGGGAAGGCTCTGGACTTTGCGGTGCTGGATGAGCTCATGGACCTCGTGACCGACAAGGACGGGCAGGTGGACTATTACATGATGCACGCCCGGACGCTCCGCAGCTACATGGCGCTGCTGCGCGGCTTGGGCGGGGCCTCCATCAGTGATGTTGTCACGCTCCCCTCGGGCCGCGAGGTCCCTGGCTACCGTGGCGTGGGCATCTTTAAGAATGACTGGATTCCAACCACCCAGACAAAGGGAACGGGCGGAGGTGTCAAGACATCCATCTTTGCTGGTACCCTTGACGATGGCTCACGCATGCACGGCATCGCCGGTCTGACTGCCCAGGATGCTGCTGGCATCCAGGTGGTTCCGGTGGGCGAGAGCGAGACCAAAGATGAGAGCATCACGCGCATCAAGTGGTACTCCGGGATGGCGCTGTTCAGCGAGAAGGGACTTGCGTCAGCAGACGGCATCACCAACTGAGGCGGTGGCCCTACTTCAACTGAGCACCCGCCCTCCACAGAGGCGCGGGTGCTTTGATACAACATCAGGAGAGACCCCATGGCCATAGTCGCACACCTTGTCGAGCGGACCACCTCCCCCGGCAAGACCTTCATCAACAACATCCGCGCCGTCATTGTCGCAATTGATGACGCCACCTACACCAGCGCAGCCCTCATTCGGAACCGCGCCAGCGCGCTCTGCCGGGCCGCAGGCCAGGACGTGCCTGACGGTTACTTTGACGCCAACCGGGGCCTCGCCGCAACCTGGAACGCGGATGCTGACATCACCGTCATCTCAGGCACTGTCATACATGAAACCATCGCCTGACACGCGATACTGAGGAGGACCACAGAATGGGAATTATTGAGCGGAGGCTCAGCCTGGTGGGGGACAATGACGGCAAGACCGTCACCCTACAGGCTGGGGGTTCCCGGTACGAGTTTGTTGACGGTTCAATCACACTGGAGGGACCCAGCCGGGACGTTGACAACCTGAGCAAGTTCCTCCTGCGGAACTGGCAGGCATATCCCGACCCCAGCCTTGAGCTGGACGCGGCGCGGGCAGCACTGGAAGAGAGTGGCGATGTACCTGAAACTGACCCCGATGAAAACCCCCAAGGGGATGAACACCCGGGCGGGGCCGCTGACGATGAGGGCGGAGGTGGTGAACAGCCGACAGAGCCCCCGCACCCCACTGACGGCGGCAGCGATGCTGACCCCGAGCTGGGGGGAGAGGAACCAGGACCGGCTGGTGGCGGGGACGGACAAGCCCCGATCCTCCGGGCTCTGAGGACCCTGGACCACGGTGACGATGAGCTCTGGACCCTTGGCGGCCAGCCCAAGATGGCAGCCGTTGAGAACGCCATGGGCCGGTCTGACGTCACGCGCGCCCAGGTGAACGCGGCTGCGCCGCACTTTGTGAGGGAGAACCCGCATGCCAAGGCAGACTGAACGGCCCAAGATGAAGGGCGGCAAGATGAGCGGTTATGGCAAGCGCAAGGGCGGCAAGGGGAAGTAACGCACGATGACCTTCACGGTACAAGACGACAACGGCACGGTCAGCGGGGCAAACGCCTACGCTGACCTTGTCTTTGTGCGTGCGTACCATGCCGACCGGGGGGTGGACCTCTCAGCGCCCACAGCCACTGACGTGAACCTCCAGGCAGCCATTGTCAGGGCCACCGACTTCCTTGACAAGCGGTGGACCTTCGCCGGGGAGCGCCGCACCCGCGACCAGACCACAGAGCACCCCCGCCGGGACCTCTATGACCGCAACGGATACCTCGTGACGGGCGTCCACCAGGCCGTCAGGCAGGCCGTGGCGGAGCTGGCGCAGAGGGCACTGACCCAGCCCCTGATGGCCGACCCTACCCGGGACACAACCGGGCGGTCTGTATCGTCCAAATTAGAGGCAGTGGGGCCGCTGAAGGAACAGGTTGTGTATGAAGGTGGCTACAACTTCCCGGAGTACCCGGCTGTTGACCGGCTCCTGATTGCCGCTGGGCTTGTCCGATCTGGCATCACTGCGGTGAGGACGTAACATGGCCCAGTATGACAGCGCCATCCTGCTCGCCACGAGGCTGATTGCGAAGTTCGGAGCCCCGTCTGTGCTGCGCCGCTTCCAGGACGCTGAGCTGGCTGACACCGCCAAGCCCTGGCGGCGGGGCGAGCCCTCCACCAACGACATTCCGCTCAACGCTGTGTTCCTGAACTTCGGGGACATGGGGCAGGCAGGCGAGCAGTACATGCCGGGAACCAACATCCAGACCGGGGACAAGCTCGTGTTCATCTCCGGCGGTGAACTCGCTGGCGCTCCCCAACTGCGTGACCGGCTCTACCGCGACGGGGCAGATGATGATGATGAGGGCTGGTCAATCGTCCAGGTCCAGACCATCGACCCAAACGGCCAGCAGGTCCTCCACCAGCTCCAGGTTCGACGCTAATGTCTGTCACCACACCCAACGCCCGTGATGAGATGCTCACGCTGTTCCGGGACGCCTGGCTGGCCGGAGCCCCTGCGGCTGCCGGTTCTGCGGCGGCCCCCCTCGTCATCTGGGACGCGACTGAGGAGGACCCGCTCAACGGTCCCCGCTCTGACCGCCCCTGGGCAAGGATCAGCATCTCCCACAACCCACCAGCCGGGGGCCAGCGCACATTCGGCCAGCCGGGGGGGCGGCGCTTCTCCCGGGCCGGTCTCCTGACTGTCCAGGTGTTCACTCCGATGTCCTCTGACCAGTCCATAACGATGGCTGAAAACCTTGGCATCATCGCCCGGGACGCCTTTGAGGGCATCAGCTCTCCCTCTGGCGTTTACTTCCGCCGAGTGGGCATCCAGGAGATCGGTCCAGATGACCCCTGGTTTCAGCTTAACGTCACAGCAACTTTCGAGTACGATCAACTCAAATAAGGAGGCGGAAGATGGCCAACAAAATTGACGCAAACCTCACGGGCCTCCGCTATGCGGAGGAAGTGGCAGGCACTCTGGGTGTCCTCCCAGCGTCCCCGACATGGTATCCCATGGAGCCAAACAGCTATGGCGAATTTGGGCCGCAGATCACCACCACCGCCCGGAGCCCCATCACCCCGTCCCGGCAGCGCAAGAAGGGCGTGGTCACGGACCTGGACGCAACAGCGGGTTTTCAGAATGACTTTGTGCAGGAGAGCCTGTATGACCTCATGCAGGGCTTCATGTTCGCTGACTGGCGTGAAAAGCCTTCGGCCCTCCCCTCCGCAGTATCAGGCACCCTGTACACCGTCCCGACCGGCCAGGGCACGCCCTTCGCTGCCGGGGACCTTGTCTGGGCTGAAGGGTTCACGGTTCCCGGGAACAACGGCCTGAAGGTCCCCACGGCCTCTGCCTCCACCACGATCACGGCCCCCGGGCTCGCTGTAGAGGCATCCCCCCCAGCCGGGGCCAAGCTCACAAAAGTCGGTGCCCAGGCAGGCTCTGGCGACGTGGAGGTTGACGTGACAGCGGGGGTGACCTCCCTGACCTCCACCACGCTGGACTTCACTGACCTCGGGGTCATCCCGGGGGAGTGGTTGTTCATCGGGGGTGACGCGACCGCAACCAGGTTCGCCACGGCGGCCAACAACGGGTTCGCCCGCGTCCTCTCTGTAACAGCCACGCGACTGACCCTTGACCGCTACCCCGGAGCCATGCTGGCTGACAACGGTTCAGGCAAGACCATCCAGCTGTTTGTCGGACATGCGATCAAAAACGAGAGTGACCCGGCCCTGATCAAGCAGCGATCCTACCAGATGGAGCGCAGCCTTGGCTCTGCCGGGTTCGAGTACGTCAAGGGCTGTGTCGCCAACACGATGGCGATCACTGTGACGCAGGCAGACAAGGTCATGGTTGACCTCGGGTTTGTCGGGATTGATGCTGAGTACCGGACTGTGCAGACCGGCGCAAAGCCCGGGACCCGCCCGGACGTGCCCGACCAGGAGGCGTTCAACAGCTCCAGCGACTTCTCCCGCCTGCGCATGCTGAACGAAAACACGGCAGCCACCCTGTTCACCTACCTCACAGAGCTGAGCGTGTCGATCAATAACAACGTCTCACCTGCCAAGGCAATCGGGGTCCTCGGGGCCTTCGACATCACCGCCGGGGACTTTGTGGCGGCAGGGTCTGTGACCGCCTACTTCAACTCAATTGAGGCGATCCAAGCAGTGAGGGACAATGACGACATCTCACTGGACTTCGCCATGGTCAAGGAGAACGCTGGTTGGGTGTTTGACATCCCGTTTGTCTCCATCGGAGACGGGCGGCCAACAGTCGAAAAGGACTCAGAAATCAAGCTGCCGATCACAATGGAGGCCGCTGAGCACCCGACGCTCCGCCACTCCCTGCTGGCCTGCAGCTTCACATACCTGCCAACTGCTGCAGGGTAAGGGAGAGGAACAACAATGACATCGACAACACCCAAACCAGACGCCAAGGCCATGAGGGGACCGGAGGCCCTGTTCAAGACCAGCACCAAGCTGGAGCAGGAGGGCATCTGGCTGGACTATGGAGACTTCAGGATCAAGATCAGCCGGGCGTCATCCTCCAACAAGCGCTACCGCAAGCGGTTGGAGGACAAGATGAAGCCCCACCGGCGAGCCATCGCCAACGAGACGATGAACAACGACCTTGCTGAGCGTCTCACACGCGAGGTCTGGGCAGAGGGAATTGTGCTGGGCTGGGATAGTCCGCTGGGTGACAACGTGATGCCCTACAAGGGTGCCCCGTTCCCGTTCAGTGTGGACAGCTGTAAGGAATTGTTTGAGGCCCTCCCAGACCTCTACCTTGACGTGCGCGAGCAGTCACAGCGCATGGCCCTGTTCCTTGAAGGTGATGAGGATTTGGACACGGGAAACTGAAGGCGGTTCTGCGGTACCAACTGGAGCACGGGAAAAGTGAAGAACGGATACTCAAGGCGGCATACAGCCGGGGGCAGGCTCCTCCAGACTTCATTGCCAACGCGCCCGATCTGCTCCCGGGGCTGGACCTCTACATTGAGGCGTTCCGGGAGTTGTCCACCACGCGTCCCTTCGTTGGGATGAATGGAACACCAGGGCCGATACCGTGGGACCGGGTCAACGAGTGGGGGAGGGAGTACGGATTTGAAGGCGAGGCCAGGGACTACCTGGTGGCAATGGTCAGGGCTCTTGATGATGAGTACCTTGAGTGGATGGGAAAAGACAGTGGCAAGCCCAGAACAGTTCAACCGGCGGATGGGAAGGCTGGGCGCTGAGATAGCCCAGGCGGCAGACCGGACTGTGCGCATGGCAGCTCTGGCCGCTGACCAGGCTGTTGTGATGGCCACCCCGGTAGACAAGGGCCGGGCGCGCTCAAACTGGATTGTCCAGATGAACGCCCCAGCCCGCGCGACAATTGAAGCCTACGCCCCCGGATCGGGCGGCAGCACAGGGGCCGCCAACGCTGCCGGTGCCCTCTCCCAGGGACAGGCGGTCATCTCCGGGTATGACGGGGACCGCCACAGCGGCATTGTCATCTCCAACAACCTGCCCTACATCGGTGCGCTGAACAACGGCTCCTCCCGGCAGGCCCCAGCAGGCTTTGTACAGAAGGCCATCCAGGCTGCCGTCAAACAAGTTCGGGGGGCTCGTTTCTTGACATGACCACTGAACGCATCGACATCATTGTATCTGAGCGCGGCTCCAGGGTTGTGCAGCGCAACCTCGGAGGCATCGGAGGAGGGGCCATGGGCGCGGCCCGGGGCGTCCGCTTCCTGATGACTGCCCTTGCTGGGCTAGGGGCTGCCCTCGGGGTGCGGGAGCTGTTGCGGCAGGCGGACACTTACACTCTGCTGACCAACCGCCTCAAGCTGGTGTCCTCGGGCACACAGAACCTCGCAATGATCAACGAGGAGCTGTTCCAGAGCGCCCAGCGGACCAGGACCAGTTATGAGGCCACGGTTGACCTGTACTCCCGGGTTGCGCGGAACGCGGACGCCCTCGGGATGTCCCAGCGCGAGCTGTTGGACATCACTGAAACCGTCAACCAGGCAATCCGCGTTTCCGGCGGCACTGCGATGGAGGCTGAGGCCGGTGTGCGCCAGTTCGGCCAGGCGATTGGCTCCGGTGCCCTCAGGGGCGATGAGCTCATCAGCATCCTTGAGAACATGCCCCGCCTCGCACAGGCGATTGCGGAGGGCATGGGTGTTGGCATCGGAGAGCTGCGCGACCTCGGGGCAGAGGGCGCGCTGACCTCGGACCTCATCATGGACGCCCTCCAGCAGACAGCCCCGGCGATTGCGGCAGAGTTTGCCCAGCTGACCCCGACAGTCGGGGAGGCGTTCCAGGTCCTAAGCAACGCGGCCCTCCGCTTCATCGGCCAGCTCAACGAGACGCTGGGCATCACGGACTTCCTGGCACGGGCGCTCGTGTTCGTCGGGAACAACCTGGACACCATCGCCAAGCTGGCACTCCTCGCCGGGTTGGCACTCTCTGCGGCCTTCACCGCAAGCCTCGTTGCCCGGATAGCGGCCAGCGTGGTCCAGCTGATTGCCCTTGAGCGGGCGCTGGGGGCAGCCACCCTGAAGTCCGCGATCTTCGGGGCTGGGATGAAGATAGCGCAGGGGGCCGTGATAGCGTTCAACGCGGCTCTGCTGGCCAACCCGATTGTCCTTGTGGTCACGCTGGTTGCCGGCCTGGTTGCGGCCCTCACAATCTTCCGGGACAGCATCAAGGTCACGTCAGACGGCGTGGTGTCCCTGGGCGACGTGTTCCGCTCTGTGTTCAGCTTCATTGCGGCCCTCGTCAGTCCGGTCATCGACTTCTTCCAGGAGGCGTGGCGCACTGGGTTTGAAAACGTCTCTGGGTACGTGGGTGGGCTCCTGCGGTCATTCGTCACCATCTTCTCTGCCGTCCTCAGCTTCATCAGGACGGTTGTCAACTCTGTGATCGGACTGTGGTCAGCGTCCTTCAAGACCGTGGTGGGTATCTGGAACCTGCTGCCTGCCGCGTTCCGGGCGCTTGGCTCTGCCGCAATCAACGGGCTCCTCACAATCATTGAGACAGGGATTGAGGGAATTGTCAGAGCTGTTGGTGACCTCCTGGACTTCATCGGAAGCGCTGCGGAGGTGGTTGGGCTGAGCAACCCCTTTGCCGGGCTGGCCGACAGCTTTGAGCTGGACCTCAGCGACTTCCGGCTGGAGGGAGCTGGGACCGTCAGTGACGTGTTCGGGGAGATGGGGGCCGTGGCAACGGGAGCCTTCAATGACGCCCTGGGCACCGACTATATTGGCGACTTCACTGGTGCCATAATGGACCGCGCCCGGGAGCTGGCTGAGGCCCGGGCCGCTGCGGCAGGCAACCTTGGTACCCTTGACGGGGCTGGGCCCGGTGACCCGATCCTGCCTGATGGCCCGACCGGCGGCGGGAGCGGCGGGAGCCTCCCAGACCACCTCCAGCGCAGCCTTGACATGCTGGATGCGATCCAAGGGCCGCTGTTGGACTATCAGGCCAACCTCAGGGCGCTGGATGCGCTCATGGCCGCCGGGGCGATCACCACTGACGAGTACCGCACAGCCTTCCGCGACCTCCGCATTGAGTTCCTGGACACGCAGACAACCCTCGGGGCGGGGATGGAGCGGGCTTTCCTGAAGATTGCCCGGGAGGCGGAGGACGCCGCGACCCAGATTGAAAACCTGATCACAGGTGCCTTCAACGGGATGACTGACGCCCTGGTGGACTTTGTGACGACCGGCAAGCTGGACTTCAGTAAACTGATTGACGGGATGATTGCGGACCTTGTGCGGCTCATGCTCCAGCAACAGATCATGGGCCCGCTCGCCAGCGCCCTCGGGGCGTTCGACTTCGGCAGCATCTTCGGGTTCGCCACCGGCGGGGCCTTCACTGTTGCCCAGCCTGACAGGTTCGCCACCGGCGGGGCTTTCAGCGTCCCCGGGAAGATGGGGGCTGTGGACAGCACCCCGGTGAGCTTCATGGCCTCCCCCGGAGAGCGGGTCAGCATCACCCGCCCCGGAGAGGCTGAGCGGCAGGGTGGGCAGAGGTTTGAACAGAACGTCCAGGTGAACGTGATCGGTGGAAGCGGGGAGGCAGAAGTGGAGGAGCGGCAGGGGGCGGACGGTTCCCAGATCATTGACGTGTTCATCAACCGCTCCCGATCCGCGACAGCGTCAGACATCTCCCGGGGAGGGACCGACCTGAACCGGGCGCTTGAGCGCCGGTACGGGCTCAACCCAGCAGCGGGGAACAAGACATGACGACTATCAACTGGCCAGCCACCCTAAACTACCTTGCTGAGCGCAGCTCATTCCAACTGGTACAGACAGACCCGGCGCTGCGGTCTGAGTTCGACTATGGGCCTGCCCGGATGCGGCAGAGGTTCACCCGGAGCCTGGCCAAACAACAGCTCACCATTGTCCTCAGCTCCGAGGAGTTTGAGGTGTTCAAGTCCTTCTGGCAGCACCACCTCCAGTCGGGGGTCAACTGGTTCAACCTCCCGATCTTCTCAGGGGACGTTTACGCCGCACATGCTGTGCGGATCGTTGAACCCCCGGTCACTTCATATTTCGGCTTCCGCGCCGTGTCCGTATCGTTTAAGATGGAGGTCAAGCGCCTCAGCATCTGGAGCCAGGGCACCGCAGACGTGGTTGGGCAGTACGGGGCGCAAGCCATGCTAAACCTGGCGAACATAGTTGACACTACTGTCAACACCCATTGGGGGACAACCTGGCCATGACCGTGAACCTGACGACCGTTGAAACCGCGCTCGCCAACCTCCGCACTGACGCTGAGAACGGCTCCGCCCTCTATCAGGCTGCCCCGGGGAACGTGACCCTGCGCAACGGGGACGTGGTGAAGAACCTCCGGCAGCGCCTCCTGGAAATGGGGCTGAACGACCCTGTTGCCTTCGCCACCGGGCTCAGCGTCTCTGACACCTCTTTCAGCGTGACGTACAGCGGGAGGACATACCGGGCTGCGCTTGATGCGGTCCCCTTCACGACAACTGCCACCTTCGACCCGACGCAGTGGACCAGGCCCCTGTTTGTCACAGAGTCAGAGGACGCAAGGGACGCAGCAGAGGCGTCAGCAGCCGCAGCCGCTGCAGACCTCGTTGAGACTGAAGCAGACACTGTGGCGACTGCCGCTGACGCTGTGGCGACAGCCGCTGACGCTGTGGCGACAGCCGCCGACCGGGTCCAGACAGGGCTGGACAGGGTCCAGACAGTTGCCGACCGGGTCCAGACGGGCCTTGATCGAACAGCAGTTGCCAGCGACCGCACTGCAGTTGCCACCGACCTCGCCAGCACGGTTGCCGCCAAGGACGCCGCGCTGCTGGCCTTCGCAAATTTTGAGGACACATACCTCGGGCCGTCAGCAACCGAGCCGACGCTGGACCTTGACGGCTCCGCGCTGGAGGCTGGTGACCTTTTCTACGACACCGCCAACAACGTGATGAAGGTCTACACGGGCTCCGCCTGGGCTGCCGCCTACGTCTCCGCGACAGGGGTGGCGCTGGTTGCCAACAACCTGAGCGACCTCAACAGCGCGGCGACTGCCCTGACAAACCTGGGCCTCACGGCCACGGCGGCGGAGCTGAACTTTGTGGACGGTGTGACAAGCGGGGTCCAGGCACAGCTTGACGCCAAGTCCGCCCTTGCCAGCCCTGCATTCACAGGCACTCCGACTGCTCCCACGCAGGCACCGGGCGACAACAGCACAAAGCTGGCAACAACGGCGTTTGTTGCGGCGGCGGGAGCGTTCACGATTGGCGACACCATCACGTCTGCCCGAGCGCTTGCATCACCGGAGTGGCTGCCTAGCGATGGCGCAGTTTATCTGCAATCTAGCTATCCGGCGCTGTTTGCTGAATTGGGTACTATTGGCGACTTCAACCCCGGATTGAAACTGGACAACCCCGCGACACTACCTGCTGGCAATAGCTACGGAACAGCCTTCTCAGCAGACGGAACCTACCTTTCCGTCGCGCACGTCACATCACCTTTCGTGACCATCTACAAACGCGATGGAGATGTTTTCACCAAGCTGGCCAACCCTGCGACACTACCTGCGGGGACTGGCTACGGAACAGCCTTCTCGACAGATGGAACCTACCTTTCCGTCGCGCATTTCACCTCGCCGTTTGTCACCATTTACAAATCCACCAATTACGATACGTCAACAAGTTTCGCCGTAACTGCGTCTCCAGAAGAAACCCCCCCCCTCAAAACATTCATAAAGGCAACTTAATATGATCACCATTTATCAACTGGATGCCCAAGGGGTGTTTATCGGGGAACGTGAGATTGATCCGATGGGGCCGCTGCCGCTGCCGCTGGCGATGACTGCGCCGCCCGAAACAACGGGCGATCAGGTCGCGCGGTGGAACGGATCGACGTGGGAAAAGCTGGCAGAGCGGCCAGCGTTGCCCCTGCCGCCACCGAAATACGCAACAGCCGCCGCCGCCAAATTGGCAATGACGGGTTGGATCAATAGCCTCACTGCACAAATTCAGGATGAATACCCTGACGTCGTGCAGAAAGGCTGGATCGAAGAAGAAGC